TAACTGTTACGCTATAGTCAGTTCTAAACCAACTAAGCTGTTGACCATTTAAGGCAACAAATATTTTCATACCTAATGCCACGCCTTCGCCAGAAGTAATGACTAATTCATTTCTTATAGCGCTAGATGGTGACCAAGGTGAACCCCAAGGCGAACCCCAAGGTGTACCAGATGAAGTACTACTTATATCTTGAGTTACCGACCTTGAGCCATAATCAAAACTAATTGTCGTGTTTAATGTAACATTACCATCAACATTAATTGTATTTCTAAATTCATTGACCACCTTTTCTTGCGGTGAACCTAAATTAGAATAAGCAGCCTGCACTGTGCAAGGTATATTAGAACCATTATCACTTAAACCATCATCTGCTTTCATTATAGAGCCGCTTTCTCCAAAATACAAGTTATTGTCATACAATCCCCAAGTCCTTGCGTTCATATTTGAAAACTCAAAACCTGAACCCGTGATTGTATTTAAGCCATATTGCTTATATGTTGTATTGGTAGCAATTGGTACATTAAAAAACAACCAACCACCAGTTGAAGCTTTAGGATATAAAACAACCTCCCAACCATAATTTGAAGAATAAGAGTTCGTGGAATCTAAAGCAGCACCCGATAATTTAGTTTGTGAAGTAACTGCGCCACCATTTTTAAATACCTCTGAAAAGAAAACAAAATCGGGTGTTGTCATAATTGCAACATCTCCACCCACTTTTACAACTGATCTTACCCCTAATGGCTCGCCTATTCTATAAATACCGATTAAAGACCAATTATTGGCATCACCAGGGTCAGAACCATCATATAAAATAGCAGTACCACTTGACATTAAAAAAAGAGCGTAATCATCCACGCCGTCACCTCCGTCATGATTCCAAGTTGCCATTGCTACTAAATTTCCACCATAAGGAGCTATACCTGCAAGATCAAACTTTGTAACCGTACCTTGAATAGCGTTAGTTGCGCCATACCAAAAAGCCGAACCATCAGTTGACCAAGCGTAAAGCCTGTTTTTATGCACATTACAGCCATCTAATTCTGTTGCTGTTAATCCTGATCCATTTATTGTTGAATTTGCAAGAGTTGAGCCATCATAAACTTGTGGGATATCTTGACCATTAAATAATAGTAAATTACCATTCATATTTACAGTTTGCCACCTAGCATTTGTAAATCCTGATCCTAAATTAGAAATTGAAGCGGGATTTGTAACATCATTTATCTGATCAGAATTTGCACAAATAAACTTTTGAGTTGCACCGTCTCTTAATTCTGCTAAAGTTTCAACATTACCAGTTAATCCCGTTGCATATTCCGAATATCCTTTTCTAGTTATTACTTTTCCTTGCGATGGAAACCAATTGACCATTTCTGGTGCATCTGTCGCCTCCATTTGAGATAGTGAATCACGGGTATTAAGACCACCAACTGGGGAATTGACATTAACCCTTGCGGCCTGTCCGATTCTTTCTTGTTGTAACCCTGGATATTGTCTTGTGATTTCTAATACCATTATGGTGCTGTTATTATTTCAGGATAACCTATCCTGCCATTTCTTAATTTAGACGACTGATGCCTTATTGTTTGTCTACCTGCGTTAATTCCCAACCTTTCAGCTAATGCTAAATTTGCCTTTCTTTGATCTTCTGCGTAGGGTCTGCCTTGTGATTTTAGTAAATTCCATGTTGCATCTAGTTTTAATATATATTCATCTATTACTGGGACATCGGTATCAGCCAACCAGCCTGTTTGACCTGTACCCCCACTATCTTCTACTATGTTTTTTGTTATATATTCAAATACATATCCATCAGTTCCTGCGGGGGTGGGGAATATTAATATTTCATTTGCTCTAAATCTATAATATTCTGCGATAGTTCCTGCCCCTATTGTGCTGTTGTTTAATATTCTCCAATCTTGAGCAGATATTGATCCGATCATTTCCCTTGTGTCAGATGTATTCCAAAAAGTATTATTTACTATCCTGTCAAAATCAGTAGGAAGTGAATAATTATTTTGAGATGCAACCGCATTAAATGTATGTTCTTTTGTCAACTCTTGCCAGTCATAAGATCTAGCAAGGTTGACTATTGAATTATTAAGTATTTCCAAGATTTGAACAGCGGCAGCTTGATTGTTACCAATAATAGTTGTTGGTATTGTAGCCGATTTAGTTTGTTTTAATATCTCTTGAGCCGTACTTAATAAAGTCATTATTTTTCTGTTAAGATTTCCTCGTTGTTTTCAACAGGTTTTTCAATAGGCTTTTTAGCTACTTTCTTTTTATTTAAAGATTTTTTTATATTTAAAAAAGCCTCATAAGCATTTTTATATCTATCTTTATCATGTTTTTTAAAAGAATCACCTTGAGCATTTGTAAATCTCTGATCTTCTGATGGTCTAATTGATTTAGAATATTTATCATTATTATTATATAAAGAAATATATTCTTTCACAATATAACCGTCTTTTTTGGTTTCTATTTTCTTTTCAAAAAACGCTACATTAAAACCTCCCTCTTTTACAGTTTGAGCTTTATCTTGCACAACTATAATTTCGCCTTCTTTAAATTTTCTATGTGTCATATTTAAAATATTACACTAGGGGAATTACCCCCTAGCTTATTAATTAATTATCTTTACCGTCAGCAACTTCTGGTCTAGCAATTTCTAATTCAGCTAATCCAGTTGAAGGGGTGTCGATAGCAGATGCACCTTTGCATCGTCTAACATAATCACCAGCAACATCAGCATCATCAAGAGATCCTGCTGTAGCAGTTAGGTAGCAATCACCGTTATCAGCAAAAGATGCTAATACTTTACCTACTGCTTTACCGCCGATTTGGTACCAACCATACTCATTAGCAACAGTTGCCGCCATAGCAAAGGCTACTGGACCAACAGCATTTGCAGATGCAAGAGTTGTTGAAAAATCATCAGCGTTATAAACAACAGCCGAACCGATAGCGGTTGAAGCAACGCCTTGTAAATAAATAAACTCACCAACACCATAATCAGTTGTGTCTTTATCTATTGCTCTAATAATAGTTCCTAATGGAACATTTTCAGTTGTGGAATTTTCACTGATTTTTTGATTATAAACCGTGATTTCTGTACTTTTAAAATTTGACATTTTTATAAATAAATTGTGGGAGGTTTTACCCTCCCTGTTAATTAGTCGATCATTACACCATGCACTCTTGCATTATCAATAGTAAGATTCATTAAACCTGTTATTGGTAATACGTAAACATGTTGATTTACTGGTCTTGTAACCTCTCCTTGCTCTAGGAAGTCGCCTAAATGCTTCAACTTAATATGTTGAGTATTTAAGAAATACATATGGTTAGCAGGACATTCTGGATCATAGTAAACATCAGCGTTTTTATACTTAATTGTATTAAAACCTAATTTACCTAACTTATCATTAGATATTCTTTGTATAGTTTGAAGAGAATCCTCATAAAATCCAAAGTTAACATCATCAGCAGTAATTAAATCAATTTGCTTACCAGCTTGTGCTTGAGTTCGTCTGTAAAGTGAATTCATAGCAGATTGGATAGTTGTAGCAGATTTAGTCACAGACTCAACAGAAAAATCATATAATTTATTTCTGAAGAAAGTGCCATCGGTTGTTGATCTATCGATGCCGCCTACTGTACCAGTTGTTGGATCATCAGCAACCAATAATTGTAAACCTCCGATTTCTTTACCACCTGCACCTGTACCATCAGAATAAATTGAGGTTCCGATTGTGTTTTTTAATGAATGTTTTAAGTTCTCAACTCTTTCCTCCATTAAATTAGCAATACGCTCTTTACCTGCATTTTGCTTCTTTTCTTTTTCGGACATAGTAATTGTACCAGAGATGATTTTTTGTTCAAAATCAGCAGCGGTAATTACATCTTGCGGAGTTGTATCAAAAGTGTCATATTCGCCTTGGAATTGTACTGTGTCATTAGCTGCATAAGTTAAGTTTTCCCTAAAACTTACACCACCAGACTCTCTTTTAATATTACCTGATTCCTTCATTTTAATTAATAAAGGGTGAAAGTTCTCGATATTGTCGATTATTTCATTTTTGTAGTTATTGAGCGTAGTTGTCAATATCTGCGAAATATTTGGATTTGGCATTTTTAAAATCTATTAAAATTATTATTAAAATAGATGCTTAAAGGTTACGCAAAGAGTTCAGCAAGAGCTTTAGCGTTTCTATCTTTAGCAGATAAATTTTTATTACCACTTGTTGAGTTCGGAGAATATTTTTTATTTTTCCTTACCTTTTCCAGAGCCTCTTTTTGTTTAAGCTTCTCTGTTAAAAGTAATTCTTGCTTTGATTGCTCCGCTAATTCATCATCAAGTAACACCGCTTTATTATACGCCTTTTCTAAGGTCATGGTGCCGTTTTGATCTGCTTGGAACAATAAAGACATATTCTGCCTTACTCTGTCAAAATAAGGATGTTTCAAACTTCCATCTTCATTTTGAGATTGTGCGAAAGAGTTTAATTCCTGTTGCACAGTCTGGGCTTGACTAATAGCTTCTTTATTTCTTAACTCTTCTAGTTGCCTTTCAACATCTTCAAGTTTTTGTTTTTGCTTTAGCTCTTGCTCGGTTAGATATTCATCTTCCTCATTTGCAACAGGTTTTTCTTGCTTAGAAGTTAATTCTTCTATTTTTGCTCGCATTTCTGCCAACTCTTTCCTAGTATTTCCCAATTCTAAACTTCTACGATCAAAGTCTACTCTTCGTTTTTTTGTAGCTTCGATTGCTTCTTGTCTTAATTCAGGGTCTTTAATCTTTTTGACAAGTTCTTTTTCTTCCTTAGACCATCCGCTGGACACTCTAAGAAATTCAAGCTCCTCTTTTGGATCTGATTCTTCATCTGATGAAATTTCATCAGTTGCTTCCTCGTTATCAATATTATCTTCTTGAACAGTTTCTTGATTCTCAATTTCTTGATCGTCTTTTTGCTCTTCTAGAATTTCAGCTAATGATTCGCTGTTTGTTTCTAATGTATCCATAAAATTTATTATTTAGATAATTTAAGGTTATTATAGGTTATGTAAAATTAATTGTCAAGGTTATGTAAAATTAACTTAATATTCTGGCATAATAACCCCTAATAGTTGCCCCAATATCAGTTGAAGCATTGTCAGCAGTTACAACCATTCTTACATCTGAATTTGGCGGTATTATATCACACGGCACTAAGTTTTGGATATAACTTCCTTGTGATGAGGTGACAACTAAATCTATCTCTCTAAATACTTTTCCCTTCTCTCTTACTTGTAACTCAAAATCTCCGTAAGCAGAGTTCTTTTCTACTACTGCGGCGGTAAAGTTTGTTATTAAGCAATATTCATCGCTTGCTGTAGTAAATGAGCATTTTTCTGATTGGTTATGTCCTTGTCTAATTACGCAATGCACTTTATTATCTGTTTTTGGCACTCCTGCCGTAATAGATTGTTCTTGATAAACATAAACCACCCCTTGCAAATCCGTGCCACTATTATTATAGATTTCTTCACATCTAGCTAATGGAGTTGTTAAAACTACCTTATTTTGACCACTTAGAGTTGCGTTTTGTGATATGAAGGTAAAATTGCCGTCACTATCTATTGTATGACCATCTATTACTACATCTTGAGTATCTAAGGCGTTAGAAGATGATATTGTATCTATTAGATTATCTGAAATATAAGTTTCGTGCAACTCTGACCCCACAAGAGTCATTACGGTTGTTTGGCTCGTGCCAACACTTGTATTGCGCCCATACCTTAATAGATTTTTAGCTTTGTTGATAAAATCTACTCTGTGACCATATTTATTTTTTATTACCCGCTTTGCTTGTTTTACATCTACTCCTAAATTGGCAAACAGAGATTCGTTTAATGTAGTCATTAGTAATCTTTAATGTGACAATTATTTCTTTTTAAGTGGTCTAAATAGCCGCTTTTTGTGGTATAAGCTTTTCCGTCAATTTGGCTTTCAATACCCCCATGCTTCCTAATATAGCCATCAAGGGTTAAATCTTCGCCGCAAGCTGGCATTTTTCTTTGCTCTGATGATCCGCCTTTTCCGTAGCCATCAAACACCCATTCTTTTTTACCGTCAATAATTTTTAAAACTTTTCTAGTCATTTCTTATAGTTTCGTTCAGTCTTTGCGTTCTACTCTCAATTATTTCTTCTGCCGATGGTGCGACTTGTTGTAAAACATCTGATTGGCGATCTGCCGCTTTGTTTGCATCTTCAAAATCTATCTTATCATCAAATTGTCTTTGGTTTTGCAATACCTTTGTTTTCTCAATATCTATCTTTTGTTGTTCTAGGTTAATTTTAGCTTTTTCACTCTCTACTTTGAATTGAAATTCTTTCTCTTGT